GTGATTTGGAACAATTTTTGGTTTATTTAGCAGATCATGGCTATAACCGAAATTTAATGCATGTTTTGCCTGGTAGGTATATACAATCAGTTTTTGAAAATTGGTGTCGGTCAGGCAAATTGTTAGCATCCCATACTGTAATTAGTATTTTTAAAAGAGAAGAGGTAATTCGGATGGTAGAACGATATGCGCCACAGTATAAATCTCGAAAATTGTTGTTGAGAATGTTTGTAGCAGATCATCGTGTTGCTTCAAACTTTTCATATTTGCAGTGGATTTTGAGTAGACATATTGTAATGCCTTCCAATATAGGAGAAAAGTTAAAGGATTCAAATGTTCCAAAGCCAAAGCAAAAACGGTATAATTGGGATTTACATACAGCGTATCCGCAAATGCGGAAACTTTTTGGTTTGGAATCGCACAAGGAGCGGTGTGAAGAGTACAATGATGATGTGCCACAATTACGAGAAGAACCGTCGTTAGGGAGAGAAGATGGTAAACATATTCCGGAAAAGACAACGGGATATTTTGCTTCAGTTTGTCAGGGTATCGGCCAGAATATAGCACACGGAATGACAGACGTAGTAATGCCTGTAGTAGAGAGAGTTAAAAATTCAATATCATCGATGTTTTCATGTTTGCCAGATCTCAAGACAAACATGTTTATTCTCAAAACAGTAGGAACGTTACTGTTAATAGCAATTTTGGGATGGTCAGTTATAACAATCACGCGAAGGCTTACGATGTTCGCAGATTCGTTTGATATGCCGGAAGAGTTAGGAGATGGTAGTGATTTATCAAGTGCGAGAGCACAATTTAGCTTCACATTTACAAAATCTACATTGTATAATTTGTATGAGTATCTCGGACACAAAGTCACAACCTTTAGTGCGGCTTTTTCTGATTCAGAAATAGTTCGGTTGACAAAGAAATTGGGAGATTTTTCGTCTGCACTAAAGAATATAGAAGGTCTTATTGCAAAATTGAAACAGATAATTCGTTGGGGCATGGATAAAATGTGTACAATGATCTGTGGAAAACCTTTTTTTCAAGATTCGCAAAATGTAGTAAAGTTACACGATAAAATCATACAATTGCGAAAAGTAGTGGCGGTTGATACAATAGATGGTATGTCGGACGATGATAAGGAAACTTTCTCGAGAGCTTATATGGATCTAGTCGAAATGCAACCCTATATATTTCGAGTGGACCCAGCGTTAGGAGCACAAATACAACTTACGATAACCAAATCACATGATTTAGCAAAGCAGTGTCAATTTTATTTAAAAACAAATGTAACACGCATGGAGCCAATTTATATTGCAATGCAAGGGGAACCAGGAAAAGGAAAATCGAATTTGACAGATCTTTTGTCAAAAATGGTATTTGATGCAATGCGAGCATTGTCTCAGGAAACATGGTTGGCTG